GGCACCAGAAAACGTGTGTAGATAAAATGATTTGATCCATCAGTGTGCGTCTCGCTATAGTCTTTGAACAAGTTCAATGCCACTGGCATTATGGCCACTGGCGCAGAAGCGTTGCGTATGATTGAGTTTACACAGGTATGATACGCAATGGCTTCTCTTGGATCATAACCAACAAATACAGGTATGATGTCTCTCATCGACGTTCAATGTCCTCTTCAACACAGTTTTCTCCAAACTGTATCTCTATCAGTTTCAATGGACGATCAGTTTCATTGCACAACTGATGCCATTCGTTGCGATTGATCCAACATGACTCATGCACAGTCATTTGATCTTTGATGTCTCGATCAGTGCTGGAATCCAGTGTGTATACTGTGGCTTCACCTTCGGCCACAAACCAAAACTCTGCTCGCTGATCATGACGTTGCATGCTCAAACAAGTTTTTGGCATTACAGTGAGTTCTTTTAGTTTGGTATTGGCACCTACTTCGTGTAGCACACGATAGTAACCCCAGGACCTGGATGTTTTGGGTGCCTTCCACTCCTCTAGAATCCAGCTGCTGCTGTTCTTTTTGTCCTCACCGCCCACCCCAAACACGAACTCAATGTTGGGATCCTCCACATCCATCTCGGGAATGTTTTTTGCTGTGCGATCGCCACCGTTGGCAAAAATTAGTTCAGCGTCAGGATAGTGTGCTCTAACCTGCTGTATAAAGTGCTTGGCCGACCCATCGTCGTCATCAAAAGTATAAACTTCGTCGACCACTGATAAGTTGTTGACCACACACAGGCGTTCCGTCCAAGGCATGAACGGCCGACCTTTTTTGCGTGTGAGCCATTCATCTGAATTTAGTCCCACAATCAGCATGTCGCCTAGGGTGCGGGCTGCTTTAAAATAAGCAATGTGTCCGCTGTGGCACGGATCATAACCCCCTGTGCATAATACTATCTTCATTTTTTCCTTTTTGTTTTCGACGTAGCATGGCTCCTTCAATTCCATATATCTCTTCCCAAGTTTTTCCTTTTTTTGCGGTGCTCATTTTATTTTTTTGTTCTTCTGACATTACACGCCCAGTTAATTTTTTCCTAACTTTTTCAATTCTGTCTTGAGAATACTTAGATCCAATCTGATGGTTATTTCCAGCCTCACTTCTTGTTACTGCCATCTTAGAAAGCCTTTTGTCGGTATCCTTAGTTAGTCCCTTGTTCCAAGGCGGAAATTTTTTCTTTTTGCCTTTTAAACTTTCTGATAACTTTTTTCGATGCTCGTCGGAGAAGTTGCGTTTTTTGCCTTTTTGTGAGGGCGGGTTCGCATCTTTTTTAATGTTAGCTAAGATTCCATTACTTTCAAATTTGATTCTTCCATATTTTGAAATAAGTTCTTCTTCTTTGAAATATGCGTCTTCCTCAGACAAATTTTCGTACAAATATTGAATTGTTGGTTCAATGCCATGGCTACGTATATCAGCAATCATCCGATCTTTTTCAGGATTATTAGATTTAGATTTGCCCCATAAGTGTGTCTTGGCTCGATCGTTTTTACCCTTTCCTATGTAGAATGGTAAATCTGTTCTCGGGTCAACTAGTTGATACACAAAATAAACTGACATAGTTTGTCTCCTGTCAAGTCTATTTATCCAACATTGTAATCTTCCATACCAGCAGATTTTAAACGTACCAAATGTCCAAGCATGAAATTTTTGCTTTCAAGCGACTTCATGATACCCAGCCAGCGATTGCGCAAATAGGCCACTTCGTTCACAATGGTTTCGTAGTCAATGACTTCGTCTTCGCCGTCGACATATTTTTCTGCGTCACGTGAAGTCAAGGCACGAGCGTAACCTTCAAGATATTTTTGAAAGTGCTTGCGTCTGATCTTGCGCAGTTGAATGTTGAGATAGTTCAGCACAGCTTCAATTTCTTGCAGTTGATTGTATCTAAACTCAGTGATGCCAGGCAGTGCTGTGATATTTTTTTCTACCAACCCACTGATGCGGCAATCTTTTTTGGCTTCTTCTAGCTCACGTTCGTAGTGTGCAATGAAATCAGGGATAGCACCAATGTTTGCTGTAACTCGACTATACCACACGTTCAACCTCCGTGGGCAGCCAAGGAAAACATTGTCTCCAATCTAAACTTCTACGTCGGTCTATCTCGTCAAGATATTTTATCAACTCTTGTTGCTTGACCGAGTCTTTGACTTTGGTTGCTTCGATTTGCTTCATTATGCCTAACAACACTTCTTTAGTTTGCTGTTGATCCCAACTGTTTGACGGCAATAGATTATAAACATTATCTAACTGTTGTACAAGATAATCTGAATCAAAAATGTTTGGGCTTAAAACGCTGTCTGACACTGGTAACACCAAATGCATATACCAAAAAATTTCTTGTGATTGGCACCACTCTTTGTGTTTATGCACCAAGGCGTGCATTTCAGGAATAGTGAGTGAACAAATAGTCGACAGTAACCCTATGCGAAAAATCTTCATACCAATCAAACTTTTAAGATTGCGTTCAAACAAATCTAAACTCAATCCATGTCTAACATACTCTTGCGCTGGCCCCCAACAGTCTATACTGGCCTGGATGTCTACACGTTTAACTTTACGTGTGATTAACAATCTGGCCATTTGCTCACTGGCTTTTTGCAACACATGCGTAGGCACACTGAGATTGGTAACAATGTTTAACTCCAATGCAGGACAAGGATTGTTTTCAAAAAAGTCAAGCAATTTGAATAGATCCTTTTGCAGCAAAGGTTCTCCGCCAAGAATTTGCAATCTCTGCAATGAAGCATGGTTGGTTTCAAACCAACTCCAAAATTTGGGTATCAGTTCTTTGTATTTGTTGTTTTCTTCCGGTATAAGATTTGCAAGTACACCGGTGCCAAAAGCCAGCTCTTCTGCCTGTATGGCAGAACTCAAACTGGCTTTGCAATACACGCACTTGAGATTACAGGTATTAGAAAAAAATACTTCTACAATAGATGGGTTGATCACAACCTGAGCAGGATTGGTATCTAATTCAGATGGATATACATTGGGTATTTTGTTTTGAAACAACCTATCACTGATACCACCAGATTGTTCAATGTCTTTACAATACTCACAACCATCTGCTGGCCATTGCGATTGCAACATGAGCTGTCGAGCAGAGATTTTTTTATCAGTATTGTGAAAATTTTCAAAATTGTCTGTGTCTAGTGTACTCAAACTAGACCTATGGCAAGAAGCAGTTGTACCACTGTTGAGATACAATGTGCTCCAGGCCCATTTTAATCTACAAGCAGTGGCTGTATTGATAGGAAAGACTTTTGCCGACATCAATAATCGTCATCATCATAGTCGTCGACTTCAGATTCTTCTTCGTCATCAGAATAATCGCGATCATTGTCTAGATAAGAAGTCAACGCTCGTTTGATATCACCGTCGCTTTTGAACGCATCTTTGATATCTTCCACGTCTACATCGTTGTCTACCATGATACTGACCAATTGTTCTGCAGCCTCTCCGCGATCAACAATGTTGATGTACCGTTTTAACTCGCCCCAAATTTCTGATGCTACCAATGCGTTCATTCTGCGTCCTCCTCCGAGGTACTTACCGTTTCTTTCTGATTTTTAAAGTCTGCCATGAGTCGGTCCAAGCAGCCATCTTCATTTGATTCCCAGCCTTTGCGGAAGAACTTAATGATTTCTCCGTCTGAAGTTACAAACATCAGTCGATTACCATCTTTCTTGAGTAGACCTTTTTTCTCTGCCAAGTCTGTTAGGCCTGAGTAAGGGTTCATGCCTGTCTCATAGGGAATCTTGACCTGTACACCTTCAAAGGGTTTGGCATAGCGAGTTTTCATGACCTTGCAGGCACTGCGAATACCCATGACTTCTGAAATCTTGTTGCCGTCCTCATCCTCTTTGAGCTTGAGTTTTTTCATAGCCACCACAATAGAGCTGGCGTAAATGAAACCTTGACCGCCAGAGATTTTATCATCGGGGTCAAACATATCCTGGCTAGCGTAAGTGTGATTGGTACAAACCAAACCCACGTTGTATGAACCAAACATGTTCACACAGTTACGCACCAAGGCAGTGAGAGCTTTGGGTTTACGTCCTAGATCACCCTTCATTTCGCCTGCGTCAAACTGATTCACATCAGTGGGCGTCAACAACATGCCCAGTGAGTCAATCACAAACATGACTTTGGGACGCTCGCCTTCGGCTAGAGCCTTGTAGTCACTCATGAATGTTGAAATGGTCTTGGCCACATCGTCAATCATGGCCATGCTCAACTTCAGCAATTTGCTTTCGCTGGTATCCACACCCAAGGCCTTGAGCCAGTCTTCATCCAAGGCGTTTTCACTGTCAATCAGCACCACAAAGATGCCTTGCTCTTGAGCGTTTTTAATAATATTGCCAGAGCAGATATAGCTTTTGCCAGCACCTGATTCTCCGGCAAACACAGTGACCTTGCCCAAGGGAATGCCACGATTGAAGTCGCCCGAGATCAGGTAGTTCAAGGCATAGTTGCCTGTGGAGACCCAGTCAGTGGGATCGTTGAAACCGATGGAGAGTCCATCGATTGATTTGGTTATTTCTTTACGGAATTTTGAAACGTCAAAAGGTTTTCCCATATTGTGCCTTTAAAATAGAAACACACAGGGTTGCCCCTGTGTGTAATTTTGATTACTGCTTGTTTTGTCTAGCACGAATCATGGCCAGGATGTCGGCTGCATTGCCTGACGGCTTGGCAGTAGTCACAGGCGCTGCGGCTGCTGGGGCCTCATCGGTGTCAAACGGTGGATCATCATCCTGGGCAGCAGAGGCTGCCTTGGCCACAGGCACTGCCTTGGCCACAGGTGCTGGTGCAGCATCTTCGCTGTCGCCACGACCTGGTGCTTGAACGCCAGCTGGACGGAAGTACTGACCCCAACGCTCAGTGTCATAGGGCTGGCCATCCACTGAAGCTTCAAACATTTCTTTGATCACACGAAGCTCAACGTCAGTGGGCTTCTTGGGCAAGAATGTTGAAAGGTCAAACAGGCCATGTTTTTCAATGGCTGCCTGTTCGGCTTCTGTGAGTGCACTCTCTTTGCGAGCCCACTTAGAGCTGTTGTAGTCAGCAAAGCCACCTTTGGATCCTTTGCTGATGCGGAAGTCCAGACCACGCAGGTAGTCGGTTGGCAATTCTTCCAGCTCAGGGTCCATCAGTGCACCCTTGATGGTGGTAAAGATCTGCGGCCCAATGATGAACCTGCGGATAGGATTGTCTGGAGTCTTGTCATCGGCCAAGGGATTCTCACGTACAAAACCCTGGAACACATAGCTGCGTTTCTTCCAGTATTTGCGACCCATGTCCTCAAGACTCTTGTCTTTGAACCAGGTACGAACTTCGGCCAAAATAGGGCAAGCAT